TGTCATATCTACCTGGCAATCAATCTATAAGTTTCCCAAAAGATACTTCGATGACATTGACTGTGTTATCGGTGATGAAGCACATCTATTTAAGTCGAAGAGTCTGACAGGTATCATGACTAAACTTCATAATGCCAAGTATCGTTTTGGATTTACTGGTACACTTGACGGAAGTAAGACTCATAAGTGGGTGTTAGAAGGATTGTTTGGTGCTTGTGAAAAAGTTACAAGGACTGATGATCTTATTAAGAAAGGTTATCTGTCAAACTTAAGAATTAAAATTCTGGTATGTAAGCATGACTATCAGCATTTTGCAGACTTTCATTCTGAAATGGAATACATTGTGACTCATCAAAAGAGAAACAACCTCATTAAGAATTTGGTTAATGATATCAGTGGTAATACACTGGTGCTATTCAACTATGTGGAGAAGCATGGTGAACCACTTCACGAACTAATAAATAGTAGTGTTAGTAATGATCGCAAAGTATTCTTCGTTCACGGTGGCACTGACACTGAAGATCGAGAGTTCGTAAGAATCATTACAGAAAAAGAAGACAATGCAGTGATCATTGCTTCTTACGGAACATTCAGCACTGGTATCAATATTAAAAGATTACATAACATTATCTTCGCATCACCTTCTAAATCAAGAGTACGTAATCTACAGAGTATAGGTCGTGTATTAAGGAAGGGAGAAGGAAAAGACATTGCTACTCTCTATGATATTGCAGATGATATCTCTGGTCGTCGAGATAACTATACACTTAAACACCTCTATGAGAGGATCGCAATTTACCAGGAAGAAAACTTTAAGTATGAAACAATTAAAGTAAATTTAAGATAAGCATGGAAGAAGAATTTTATGCAACTATAAAACTTGTATCAGGAGAAGAGATTGTGTCCAAAGTTTGTTATATGACAGATGAAGATTCTCTTCTGTTAGACAAACCTCTTTTAGTTGACAAAGTATCACAGAAAAAATCAGGTAAGATAGTTGAAGGATTCGCATTAAGGGAATGGATTGCATCAACTTATGATGATATGTTTATTATTGCAATGAATCAAGTCATGACCATTAGCGAACTCGATAAAAGAATTGAAGACTATTATATATTGAGTCTTAATTCAATTGAAGATGAGACTACAGAAAGTAAGCATACTCTATCGAGAGAATTAGGTTACATTGGATCTGTAGAAGAGACTAAAAAGAGATTAGAGAATCTATTTAATAAAAGCTAGATACTCTGTCTCTTGAACCCTTACAGAGTTATTCTATTAGGTTTTAGGTGTATTGTCAAGCTATTGACAAAATCAAAGAATTGAGTTATACTGTTTTAAGAATACAATAACCATATGGCGAAGGCAAAGACAGAATACTATGTAAATAATAAAGAATTTCTTGAAGAGATAGTAAAATACAAAAAGAAAGTGGAGGTTGCTAAAAAGAAAGGTAAATCCAAACCACTTGTCACGAACTATATTGGTGGATGTTTTCTTAAGATCGCTACACACCTGTCATACAAACCAAACTTTGTCAACTACATGTTCCGTGAGGACATGATCTGTGATGGCATTGAGAACTGCCTACAGTATATCGATAACTTCGATCCAGAAAAATCAAAGAACCCTTTTGCTTATTTCACTCAAATCATTTACTACGCTTTCCTTCGCCGTATTCAAAAAGAGAAGCGTCAGTTAGAAATCAAAAGTAAGATTCTTGAACGGTCTGGTCATCAGGAAGTGATGTATACAGAAACCTATGAAGGAGACATGGCTGGTATGAATGCTTCGTATTCTGATATGGGTAGCATCAAAGAAAATATTGAAACGAGGATGAGTAGATGACAGTAGCACTCATTACAGATCAACATTTAGATGGTCGTAAGGGTAGTCTGGCATTCTGGAATTATTTTCTTAAGTTCTATGATGATGTATTCTTCCCTACGTTAGAGAAGAAAGGTATTACAGAGATCATTGACCTTGGTGACACGTTTGATAACCGTAAAGGCATTGACTTCAATGTCTGGAATAGAATTCGTGCTTGTTACTTTGATCGCTTGAGTGATATGGGTATCACAGTCCACACCATTTTGGGCAACCATTGTGTGTACTACAAAAATACAAACTCTATCAACTCTCCTGATTTATTGCTTGGTGACTATGATAATATTCGTGTCTACGATGAGACTTGTACTGTTACTATTGAGGGTACGAAAATTTGTTTTGTCCCTTGGATCAATAGGGAGAACGAAGAAGCGACAATGGAGCATCTCAAAAATACAGATGCAGAAATAGTCATGGGTCATCTTGAGCTTGATGGGTTTGAAGTAACTCCAGGCATGAAGATGGAGCACGGTATGGACCCCAAGATCTATAAGAACTTCAAGCAAGTCTATTCTGGTCATTACCATCATAAGTCAAGCAGAGGTAACATCACATACCTTGGCAATCCTTACCAGATGTTCTGGAATGATTACAAGGACGAGAGAGGATTTCATCTATGGAAACCAAGTACAAATAGACTGACAAGAGTCAAGAATCCATATGAGATTTTTAAGAAAGTCTACTATAATGATGTAGACAAAGATGTAACTCTGGACTACGCAGAGTACAAAGATACTTTTGTCAAAGTTGTTGTTGAGGAAAAGAGAGACTATTATAAGTTTGAGACTATGATAGATTCTCTATATGCCGCTGGCGTGTATGACATCAAAATAGTAGAAACTCTTGTTAGTGAAGATGAGACGGATGACATTGACATAGAAGTCAAGGATACTCTTACTCTTCTCAATGAATACATTGATGAGGTAGAGATGTCCGTAGATAAATCGTCACTAAAAAAATTGATGAGAACCCTATATATTGAAAGTTGTGAGATGGCATGACAAATTCTACTTACATCCTTACTCTTACTAACAACCCAGAAGGAGTATTTTCTTTAATAGATAAAACCGAGGGAAACCAGATTATCCCTATCTTTGAAGATCAGGATGATGCAGAACGTTATGCAATACAACTATTAGAATTAAACAACGGACCAGATCTATCCATTGTAGAAATTGACAGAGAACTAATTATAGCTGCTTGTGAAGACAGATCACATAAGTATGCTATAATATCACAAGATGACTTTATTATTCCTCCAACTGATACAGAATGATTGTCTTTAAAAAACTTCGATGGAAAAATTTCTTGTCTACAGGAAATGTATTCACCGAGATTGACTTGCTTGCCTCAAAAACAAATTTAATTATTGGTGCTAATGGTGCGGGTAAGTCCACCATTTTAGATGCACTCACATTTTCTTTGTTTGGAAAACCGTTTCGTAAGATCAACAAACCGATGCTGGTGAATAGCATCAATCAAAAAGATTGTATAGTTGAGATCGAGTTTAGTATTTCAAAGAATGACTTCAAAGTCGTGCGTGGTATTAAGCCTGGAGTCTTTGAGATTTACCAGAACAATCAGATGCTGGATCAATCAAGCACGACAAACGATTATCAAAAGCAACTTGAGATTAATATTCTCAAGATGAACTATAAATCGTTTACTCAAATTGTTGTTCTTGGTAGCAGCACTTTTGTTCCTTTCATGCGTCTTCCTATTTCCCAACGTAGAGATATCATTGAAGACATTCTTGACATCCAGATTTTTTCTGTGATGAACACCGTGTTGAAAGATAAGGTGAAAATATCTACCGAAGAAATGAAAGACATTGACTATAGGTCAAACCTATCCGAAGAAAAAATTCGGATGCAAGAGCAATACATTCAACACATCAGCAAGAAGAATGAAGAAACTATTGTTGAAAAACAAAATTCTATTTCTACTTTACTGACAGAAGAAGAAAGAACGGTAGGAACAGTAAACAGTCTCAATATTGAAAGTAAAAGATTTTGTGAAGATGTTGAGAACAATACTTTCTCCCAACAAAAATTAAAAAAGTTAAACACTTTACGTGGAAAACTTCAAAATAAATTTACTACTTATAAAAAACAGCATGAGTTTTTTGCAAAGAATGATACTTGCCCTACATGTAGTCAATCAATTACAGAAGAACTGAAAGAAGAAAAGACTGGTGATATTAATTCTCATGTAAAAGAATTGGTGTTAGCAGTAGAAGAACTTCGTTGTAATATCGAAGATGAAGAAGACAAAGAAATAAAATTTGTCAAAGCCAGTAAAGAACTTAACCGAGTTAATTCTCAAATTGCTATTGCAAATTCTACCATCACTCGTATACAAATACAGGTTAAAGATTTAATTAATCAGATTGAATCATTACGAAATGATAAATCTAACTGTTCAGAGGCAGATGAGAAGTTAAAATACTTGCAAGAAGAACACCTGAAACTGAAGAAACAGATCTCCGAGATCAAAGAAGAACGTGACACACTTCTTGCAGCGTCACAACTCTTAAAAGATAATGGTATCAAAACCAGAATCATTAAAAGATATCTGCCAGTGATGAATAAACTCATCAATCAATATCTTCAGAACATGGACTTCTATGTCAACTTTGCATTGGATGAAAACTTTGAAGAAACCATCAAGTCGCGGTTCAGAGATACTTTCTCTTACGAATCTTTCTCGGAAGGAGAGAAAGCTCGTATTGATATCGCTCTGTTGCTTACTTGGCGCAGTATTGCTAAACTTAAGAATAGTGTCGATACTAACATCTTGATCCTGGATGAGATCTTTGACGGTTCTCTTGATCAAAACGGTACAGGAGAACTGGGTTGGATCCTTCGCAACTTTGATGACAGTACAAATGTCTTTGTCATCAGCCATAAAGAGAATCTTGATGGTAAGTTTGATAGAACACTCGTGTGTGAGAAGATCAAGAACTACTCTGTAGTACGAGAGACACTTCAGGAAGCGGCATAAGGGGGTCTTCGGACCCTCTTTTTTTGTATATAATATATGCATCAACGCAAGAGACGCTATGACCAACCAAGCAATTAAAGGCAACCTTGCCCGTCTGCTCGCTACCGAGAACCTTGTTGTAGAACACCGTAACTGTCCTACCGCGCAGTTCAATGTAGATACCCGTGTACTGACTCTCCCTAACTGGGACAAGGCATCCAGCATTGTCTATGATCTGCTGGTCGGTCATGAAGTAGGACATGCTCTCTTCACTCCTAATGAAGACTGGAGAAATGTTGCTGATTGTCCTATGGACTTCATTAACGTGGTAGAAGATGCTCGCATCGAGAAACTAATGAAGCGTAAATATCCTGGTTTGCGTCGTTCCTTCTCTGGTGGATACAAAGAACTGCACGAGAAAAATTTCTTTGAGGTCGCTGGTGAAGACCTTAATACCTTTAGTCTTATCGATCGTATCAATCTTCATTACAAGATTGGTGCTTCCGCTATGATTCCTTTTCAATCTGACGAACGTCAGTTCCTCCTCCGCATTGATGTCTGTGAGACCTTTGAAGAGGCACTGCAGATTGCTGTTGATATCTTTGAGTACAGCAAGGATGAAAAGCAGGAAGAGTCTACTCCTATGGAAATGCAATCACAGCGTCAGAATTCTGAAGGTGATAGTGAAGACACTATGACTCATGAAGAGATGCTGGAAGAAGCACAGAGTCGTGAGAGTGAAAACAAAAATAACGATGATGGAGAATATGTACAGCAAGGTAGTAGCGCACCCGGCGGAGGAGAGCATACGGATGATGAGAAGTCACAGACGCAACGTGCTTTCGATGAGAACTCCAAGGGATTCAATGACCGCTGGTCCAGTAACAACACCTATATCGAAATTCCTGAATCTGTAGTTCTTGAGGACTACATTGCTGACTGGACTGAAGTTCATGATTGGATCGATCAATTTTCTAAAGTATTTGTGGAACGTGACCCCGAAAATGATCGTTTACAAAGCTACATAGAAGTAGATAATTCTTATCATGAATTCAGAAAACAATCGCAAAAAGAGGTAAACTATCTTGTTAAGGAATTCGAGTGCCGTAAGTCTGCTGACGCTTATGCTCGTTCTGGCGAATCTAAAACTGGTGTTCTTGATACTTCAAAGCTCCATACTTATAAGTATTCAGAAGACATCTTTAGAAAAGTGACTACTGTTGCTGATGGAAAAAATCATGGACTGCTGTTTCTTCTTGACTGGTCTGGATCTATGTCTAACGACATTCTTGCAGCGGTCAAGCAAGTTCTGAATATGACTGCATTCTGCAAGAAAGTTCAGATCCCTTTTGAGGTTCATGCTTTCACTAATGATTATTATCCTGTTCGTCGTGCAATCAATAAGATTGTTGATAATAGAAACGATGAGGAATACTTTGAGAGCAAGGGTTGTGAAGAGAACAAAGTGTTCCTTCATAAGGATCAGTTTCATCTAATGAATATGGTGTCCTCTCGCTCTAACTCCAGAGATTATGAGAGGATGTGCCGTAATCTATACCGTGAAGCATATTCTTACAGTCAGTATGTTGCTTATCAAACTACTCCTGGTATTGGTCTCTCTGGAACTCCATTAAACGAGGCAATTATAATGCTTAATTACCTCATCCCAGAGTTCAAAAGAAAAAATGATTTGCAGAAAGTAAACGTTTGTATCTTGACCGATGGTGAATCTTGTACCAGTGCTTACGGTCGCAAGATGTATAATGATTACAAAGATGAAAGTTTTATTCGTCCTCGGCGTGTAGATGGTTGCGTTCTCCGTGATCGTAAGACTGGCATAACATACAGTCAATCTGATTACTATGGTATTGGCACAAATACTTTTATTCAGCAGTTGCGTGATCGCAACCCTGGTGTAAATGTTATTGGGTTTCGTATTGGTAGCGCATCCGCATTGTCAAACTTTGTTTCTGTTTACGGTAATGGTCTTAAGTATCATGATGTTCAACGACAATGGAAGAAAGAAAAGTCTGCTATCATTCCAGATCCAAAATCTTTCACTGCCCTTTATGCCATTTCTAACAGTTCTCTTTCTACAGAAACCGAGTTTGATGTTGAGTCTGGTGCTAAAAAAGGTGAGATCACTAAAGCATTCAAGAAAATGCTGGCTAGCAAATCCACAAACAAGAAACTCCTCAACTCTTTCGTCCAGTATGTCAGTTGAGGCACTGTCCACTTTGCCCCTGACTCTGCTCCACTCTGTCCTATACTTACTTCATACGAAACAAACCAATGCCTGCTCGTTCTGACTTAACCACTAATCAACTTACTACTTTTCTGGTTGAAACTTACGGTAATAATATTAATGCAGATGCTGTAAGATCTGCCTGTGATCACTTTGGCGTTACCTATCCTACTGCTGTCAAGCGTTTGCGTGACTTCTATGTCAAGCGTGGCACTTGGCAACTGACTGCACAGGAACGTCTTGAGCAAACATACGAGGCACCTGCTGCTATGCCTTCTGTCGAACAGAATCTTGTTCCTCTCAAAGATGAAACTTATGTTCCGTTCGGAAACTTTGCTGATGTGAAGAAGATCATCAAGTCTGGTGTTTTCTATCCAACTTTTATTACCGGTATGTCTGGTAATGGCAAAACGTTTAGTGTAGAGCAAGCATGTGCTGCTCTCGGACGTGAATTGATTCGCATAAACATTACTATTGAAACTGATGAAGACGATCTTATTGGTGGCTTTCGCCTTGTGGATGGGGCAACTGTTTGGCATAACGGACCTGTCGTGGAAGCACTCGAAAGAGGAGCAGTCTTGTTACTCGACGAAGTTGACCTTGCTTCCAATAAAATCCTTTGTCTTCAGTCCATCCTTGAAGGTAAGGGTGTGTTTCTGAAGAAGACTGGTCGTTACGTAAACCCTAAATCTGGATTCAATGTTATTGCAACTGCAAATACTAAAGGTAAAGGCAGCGATGACGGTCGCTTTATTGGAACTAACGTTCTCAACGAAGCCTTCCTTGAGCGTTTTGCCTTAACTTTTGAGCAAGAGTATCCTACTCCTGCTGTGGAGATTAAGATCCTTGAAAAACTTTCTGAACAATTGGGTTGCCAAGATCAGGAGTTCTGTGCTAAACTGTCTACCTGGGCAGAAGTAATTCGCAAGACCTTCGCTGATGGTGGTATTGATGAAATCATCTCTACTCGTCGCCTCACCCATATTGTCCGTGCTTTCTCGATCTTCGGTAAGCGAATGAAGGCAATTGAAGTCTGTGTCAATCGTTTTGATGATGAGACAAAAACTTCCTTTATTGAACTCTACGATAAAATCGATGAGAATGCTAATGAAGAATCAAATTCTTGAATTTCACGGATACATAGGTCACCTCGTCCGTCTTAAAGACGGGGCGACCGTTAAAATTCTTGGTGGACAAAACCTCAAACTATTCGTAAGAACGATTGACGGAACCATCACAGAATGCTATCATAATGACATTGACTTTATCTGGGATAAATGACCTTTAAATATAATGAAGATCAACTCCTCAAGGAGTTACGTGACTACATCGCAAGTACCTATGGACAACATTACTCTGCTGGTAACGACCAGATTCAAACGTTAGATTTGATTGAAGCATGTGGTGATGCTGAAGCATTTTGCCGAAGCAACATCCTGAAGTATGCTTCACGATATGATAAGAAAGGAACAGCACGTCGTGATATTGTTAAAATCTTGCACTACGCATTATTGCTGCTCCACTTCTCTGACAAATCAAACACTACCGAATCCTATCCTCAATGAGCACTGTATCTCTTTCCAAACAAACTCGTGACATTCTTAACAACTTTTGTAAGATCAACAGCTCTATCGTAATCAAGGAAGGCACTGCACTCAAAACTATCAGTGTTGGACAAAATGCTATCGCTGAATACAATAGTGAAGAATCATTTCCACAAACGTTCGGCATCTATGATCTACAACAATTCCTCATGGGATTGTCTCTGTTCGAGGATGCTACACTCAAATTTGATAATCCAAATTATGTGACTATCAATGGCAACGGAAGATCTGTAAAGTATTATTTTTCTGATCCAGAAATTACTTTGAGTTCTGCTCCTGACACAGCAGTAAATTTTCCTAATACTGATTTCAGTTTCAATCTGAACCAAGAAGATTGGTATGCTTTGCAAAAAGCATCTGCTGTTTATCATCTCCCGGATATTGCTTTCCGTGCGCTCAATGACGGGACTATCAATCTTGATCTATGCGACAAAGAGAATGACACTGGTAATGTTTACAGTCAAACTGTGACTGGAGAAGCAACTGGGGCATTTGAAGTTTTTATGAAAGTGGAAAATCTTCGCTTACATCCAGGAAACTATTCTGTCAATGTTTGTAGTAAAGGAATTACTGAATGGAGTCATCAAAGTATTGATCTTACATATTTTATTGCATTAGAACCATGACAACCTACGGATCAAGGAGTTGTGGCGGATGTACCATGTGCTGCAACGGCAATATATCATTGCAGGTCAATGAGCATAAAGTATCTCCGGGTAATCCTTGTCCACATATTAATGATTGTGGTTGCGGTTTGTATGATGATCTTTCGAGACCTCCTACATGTAATACATTCTCTTGTGCATGGATACAGAATTGGTATTTCCCGGAGTGGGTTAGACCAGATAAATCTGGATTTATTCTTTCTGCAACAGGTCGTGAAAGTAAAGCAGTTAAACTAACCACAAACATGGTTGGGGATAATAAAGTAGATCCAGCAGCTTTGTTATGGGTCATTAACTGGGCGAGGCATAATCAAATAACATTAATTTATTATGTGAAGAACAATTCTGAAGAAGATCTTTATCTTATGGGTAATATCTTTAATCATCCTAATGCAGACTTTACCATGGGATCCAAAGAAGAATTGAAAAGTTTAATACATCCAAGCGAGAATTATTTTAATTATGAATAAAAAGTTTCTCTGGGTAGAAGAGTATCGTCCTCACACACTTGATGATTGTATCTTACCCAAGAACATCAAGGAATCATTTCAAGCATTCCGTGATAAAGGTGAAATTCCTAACCTGCTGTTAGCTGGAACTGCAGGGGTTGGTAAAACTACACTCGCTAAAGCATTGTGTGAAGAGATTGGTGCATCTTACATCGTTATCAACGGGTCTGATGAGGGACGCTTTCTCGATACGGTAAGGAACAAGGTCAAGCAGTTTGCAAGCACCGTCTCTCTTGCCTCTGGAGCACCCCACAAGGTGGTCATCATCGATGAGGCAGACAACACCACCAACGATGTTCAACTGTCTTTGAGGGCGGCTGTGGAGGAGTTCCATAGCAACTGTCGGTTCATCTTTACTTGTAACTTCCCCAACAAGATCATCGAACCTTTGCATTCTCGATGCACTGTGGTGGACTTCCGGGTAAAGAATGATGCAAAGTTAGATTTGCAAGGAGCATTCTTTGTCCGTCTGAAACAGATCTTGAAAGACAATGAAGTTGAATTTGAAGACAAGATTCTTGTCAAACTTATCCAACGTTATTATCCTGACTGGCGTCGTTTGATTAACGAATGCCAACGCCATGCAGCAACAGGTAAGATCAACTCTTCTATCTTGGTTGATATCGCTGATATATCTGTCAGTGATCTTATCCGTTCTATGAAGAACAAAGAGTTTACTACAGTTCGTAAGTGGGTTGTGGAAAACATTGACAATGATCCTAACATTGTCGTTCGCAAGATTTATGATTCTCTTTATGAGAATTTAAAAGCTGGATCTATCCCAGAAGCAGTTCTTATTCTTGCGAAGTATCAGTATCAAATTGCATTTGTTGCTGATCAGGAAATTAATTTACTCGCATGTCTTACGGAAGTCATGATGAGTTGCGAATTCAAATAAGGTAATTATGAACACTAAACTAATCCGCTTCCGCTCTGGTGAAGATGTCCTTTGTGACTTGACCAGTGAAACTGATACTGAAATTACAGTTGACAATGCTCTTGTAGCTGTACCGCAAGGACAAGGACAACTTGGATTTGCACCTTGGTCTCCTCTTTCTAAAGAAAACGAACCTATTACTATTCCTCGCGATTTTGTGGTGTATATCACAGAAGGCAATCCTGATATTGTTGAGCAGTACGAAGGATTGTTTGCTACTTTAGTAACACCCAAGAAAAAACTTATTCTCTGATGAAAGTTCCAACACAAGAAGAACTGATACATCTAAAAATTCAAGCAGCAATGCGAGAAAATGCTTTTCCAAAAGATGAGATGATGTATCTTGGTGAACGTGCAGGACACCATTGGTATCTTATTGCTGGTGAGCATGAAGTATCCGCAAACCAAATTGAGGATTTTGAAAATGTCGATGAAGAAGACGACACCTGAAAACGTTCAGGAAGCAAATGAAGCACTGTTTCATGCTACAATGAACCTACCCAACGCTGCTGCTCATTGTGGTATGACGCAGCGTGAAATGAAAATGATCTTTCGTGAATACCTTAAATACCATGCCCCAGACATTGAAGTCATTAAAAACCCCGTTGAGATATCCAGGGGGGAAGAGCAGAGCGTTAAGCAAACTGTTCCAGTACCTCCCAGACCTTTCCCAGGTAAAAGAATTTCGTGAACCATTCTTGGGTGGTGGTAGTGTTGCCATTGAGATCGGTAAACTTTATCCAAAAGTAGACATCTGGGTAAATGATTTGTATGAACCACTCTATAACTTCTGGAGAGAACTTCAGGAGAATGGGGTAGCGATGCGTGATCAACTTGTGCAACTCAAGAATCTTCACCCGGAACCAGTATCTGCCAGAGTATTATTTCAACAATCAAAAGATTATTTAAATACAATCAAAGATGATCAATCCAACCTATCTCGTGCTTGTAGTTTTTACATTGTCAACAAGTGCTCTTTTTCTGGTCTCACTGAATCCAGTTCCTTCTCAAAGCAGGCTTCAGAAAGCAATTTCTCAATGCGAGGCATTAATAAACTCCCAGACTATTCCTTGATGATTAAGAAGTGGAAAATTACTAATCTATCTTATGAAGAGCTCCTCACCGATGATCGAGATACCTTCGTCTATCTCGACCCCCCCTATGATATTAGAGATAACCTCTATGGACGCAGGGGTAGTATGCACAAGTCCTTCTGTCATGATACCTTTGCTAATGATTGCGATCGGTTCATCTGTCCTCAACTTGTATCTTACAATTCGTCTCAACTGGTCAAAGATCGGTTCCAAGGGTGG